ATTACAATGCTATTGCCCTCGATGTGTTCTTTGTTAAATCTAGAGTAATCTGAACGCCTCTGACCAGAATAGACACCAATAAGAAAAAGGTCTCGATAGTAACTTTTAACTTCATTAAGCTCTAGGTTCTCTAAAACTTTAAGATCTTTTTCAGAAAGGGCCACATGAGAGGTTTCCCTGGGCTTTATGGTTATTTCTTTAAAGATTGAGTTTACTGAATACCCATTGCGCACACACCAATTTAAGAAGGATTTAAAGAATCCTAATTTTCTGCGGAGGGTATTGTCGGAAATGTCCTTTTCGCTTCTAAAATAGCCTATAAACTCCATAAAAAAAGCACCGTCAAAGCTGCTTAGATAGTAAGTCGTTTTGTTTTTCTTTTGCAAATTCATTATTGCAGTATGGATTCGAGTGTATTTTTGCCAGGAGTCTTTTTTTACAGATTGACTTTCCTTTTTTTGCTCGATATAAATTTGAAAATAATCTGAATAAGTAAGGGTCTTAGACACTTGAGCTAGTTGAAAGTATTCGTCAAACTCTTTTTTCACGATTTCTTTAGACAGACTCTCTTTATAGTATTGCTTTAGTTCGTCAAATTTCTTTTGATATTCATTAAGCTCGTGTGTGATCTTTCTATTTGCTTCACCGATAGCTCCTCTTCTAGCTTTAGGTCTTTGGATTTTTAAATCCCACTCCTCACGATCAACTTTAATTTTAGTTGAGTATTTAAATCGAGTTTGTAAATACATATAAAAAAAAACAGTGTTTCTTTCAATTATAAATCCCATGCGTGTGGTTTTGCGTGCGCTTCAAAACTACAAAATTTAAATAATTATATTAAAAAAGACTAAATATTTAAAAAAAAACTAATGAATTTTAGATTTTTTACTGTTTTTAAAGGGTTTTGTGTATTTCTTGAAAAGAGTTCAAGTCCCTCCTTCTCCGCTTAATAGTTCCTTAACCCCTATTAATAGTAGGGGTTTCTTTTTTTAGAGACACTTTTAGAGACACTAGAGCCTAAAGTTAAAGCTCCATTAAGCAGTTTATTGCAGTATGCCCTCCTAAAATAACAGCGCAACCGATTGCCTGTTTTTTAAAGTTCTTTGCATAAGCAGCAGCGTAGCTTTTTCCGTCCACACCACAACCGACTTGCATTCCGAAAATACGAAAGTTTCTTCCAACCATCCATGTGGTTTCTGCCTGGGTGTGAATATGACCCTGGACTGTTGACATCATGTCATTTTTTGCCTTTGTCCGAGCTGTTCCGCCTTCACCATGTACATACTGAACATTGTCGTAAACAATTCGCTCAGTCCAGTTCCAGTTTGTCCCTAGAACATCGTTATAAGATTTGATCCAGACTTTTGGAATAGCAGAGTCAAAAGCCTTGCGCATAATAATTCGATCATGATTTCCGATTAGTACGTCAGCAACAGGAAACTCTCTTGACCATTTCTGAATGTCTTCGATAGCGTGTCCTAGTTCGTCTGATCCGCCCATTCCGTCTGGATCTGTTGAATGAAAAGAGCTGTAATGGTTGTCAATTATGTCTCCTATAAAAATAACCTGGTTACAATTATAATTTGCATAGGTCTGTTTACAAAAATCAAAATAGCCATCTAGCTCAAAAGGAGCATGTAGGTCTCCAATTACTAAAATGCGTCTTTCGTTTTTATTGATGTGATTATAGGCAGCAAGTTTATTGCCTTTTAATCTAGGTCTTTCTTGGTGCATAAGTTTTAGGTTTTGCCCTGGCCCTTATAAAGCTTCTTATAATTTTTAGAGCCTTTAACCAGCGATGTTTTGCTCTTTGCGTGAATACCTTTGCGTTTTGTTTTTACTTTTTTATAATAGGTACTAGCTTGAATTTTTGCCATTATCTAGTTTTATCTTTTAGTTTTTCAAAAGTTCTCATTCCTCCGAGTCCTAGCATTCCAAGAAGTACGGTCATCAAATGTTCCATTTGTAAAGCTGGAGGAACTTGCTCAACACCAATGGCCCAAATAGCAAGATCTCTTATTATAAAATTATAGAGTAAAGCAAAACCACAAATCCAACCGATAAAAGGTCTCCATCCTGCGACAAATAAACTTCTGTGTTGCGCCTCTAGTTTGTTGATTTCAGATTGTAATTCAATAAGGCGTTGTGGATCTAGTTCTTTTCCTTTAATGGCTTCTCTAATATCTAAAGCCAGTCCTCCAATCGGAGAGTTTCCAGAACTACTTTTTCCAAATAGACTAAGGAGTGCTTTTATCATATAATTTTATATGTAGTCTTTCCGTTTATTTTTTCAGCTTTTAAACATCGACCTCTGTTTTCTTCTTTTGATACATAGCTCACATGAATCCAGTTTGGATTTTTGTCATCTCCAAATTCCCAGATCAATTGATCAAAACTTAAATTGTCCTTTATATAGTGAAACATTTCAGCATTTGTTTTGTGTCCAAATGTGTCATCAAGATCTATTGCTCTGCCTTCGCAATGCTGTGATCGAGATGATCCGCCAATAGCACGATTCAAATCTTCAGATCTGAACATACTGTTTATTTTTATAGGCCCTTCTACATATTCTCTAAGAGGTTCGAAAATATTAACAGCCACACCAACCATATTGCTAGTTTGATAATCATTCGGAGTATTGTTTAAATTTAAACGAAGAGCTGTATTTGATTTTACAGATTCTGTAAAAGATATATGTTTACTTATCATTTATTTATTGTGCGTGCCATCACAAAAACCATTTAAATTTGATGTTTGACCACATTGGCAAGTTTTAGGATTTCTCATTTTTCTTTGTTTTTCTTTTAACTGCTTTTTTAATTTCTTTGGCTTTGTATTCTATTACATCTGGAATGCCATCTCTGTCATTGTCTTTGATATAACCGAAATACATTAAAATTAAAACCACTATTCCAGCAGTAAAAATTGCGCTTATTAGTATAATAAATACTTCCATTTTTTATTTTTTAGAATTGTTTTTATCGTCATAATCCATTGCTGCTTTTAAAACAAATTTGTCAAACATATCATCTTGGTTTTTAAGCATATCTTTTTGCAACTTGATTATCATTGCTTCGTATTCGTCTTTGCTTTTAGTAAGTGATTCAATAGTTTGTTCTTTACTATCTAATTTGCTTTTTAGAGCGTTTATATCGTCAGGCTTACTTCCTGTTATTGTACTTATAACCATAGCCAAAGAAGCAGAAAGCGTTCCCACCAACATCATTACGACTTCTTTGTTAGAATCTAATACAGGGTATTGAATAAACACTACTACTAAAGCAACTATAAAAAGAAAGATTAGTAATGCTCCGCTATATGAACGGATCTCTTTTGCTACTCCATTCTTTGGTAAATTCATTTTTTAATTTTTTTATAAATTGATAAGCCAGTATATACTATTGCTAATAATAAACTGACAGTTTGTAAGACAGGGTTTGCTTGACTTAAATTTAAAGCCAATGCTAAAAACGTTGTAAACCCTACCTTTAATTCTTCCATTTTATTCTGTAATCAACTCCCAATTAAGGTTTTCTTCATTCCAGTAATAAGCTTGTTCGTCTTTTGGGTATGCAATAGGAGCCTCCCATTGACAAGTTTGTTCATTTAAAACCCAACTATCAAAAGTTTTAGGCGGAATAAAAGCATCTCTTTGTTGGTCGTAAGTATATCCTACACCAGCATAGTTTTTTCTAAATGCTTTAGATTGATCCGCACTAGGCTCATTTGTTGTAGAGTCATAATGTACTCCAGCTATGGTATTATAAGAAGTCCGTTTGCATAATTGATCAAACATATTTTGATAAAGTAATTCAATATCAGAGTCAGTTTGATTTTCATCTTTACCAGTGCAGACTTTAGTTACTATGTTTTGATAATCTAAAAGTGCGTAATGTCCCATTTTATTTATTTATTAACTAAACCGAATTGTTCCGCTTTCTCCAGCGGTAAATATTGTTATTTTAGTGTTTGCAACTGTAGTTTCGTCTGTGGTAAATGTTAAAACATTACCTCCAGAAGTTGTTTCAGATATTGTAAAATCATTTGAATAGCGTATAATAACTACTCCATCTCCCCCAGCACCGCCAAAACCAGATCCTCCTCCAGTTCCGCCACCGCCACCAGACCCTGTATTAACCGTACCAGCTACTCCATTTTGGTTTCCATCACCAGCAGCTCCACCACCGCCACCTCCAGAGCCTCCTATTCCTCCAGCTCGTGGGGTAAATGTACCGGCAGCTCCACCACCGCCACCTCCGGCTCTAGTTACAGACGTACCAGTTATTGAAGATGCTAAACCATTACCACCATCACCGCCTCCAGTTGCACTATCGCCATTAGTACCAGCAGAACCAGCACCACCACCGGCTCCTGCGTAATAACCATAAGGATAAGTAGTACCTCCAGAGCCGCCGCCGTTATAGCCTTGGTCAGTTGTACCAGCACCACCAGCTGATGTGCCAGAAAGTGCGCCACCGCCACCTCCAGCACCGCCAGTACTACCTGCTACTTGTATAGTACCACCATTACCTCCTCCATCAGATTCGATCGATGCAAAAATAGAATTTGAACCAGAAGTGTTATTAGCCCCACCTGGACCAACTGTAACTGTATAATCTGTACCTGTAATTAAGGATAAACTTGTTTTTGATGCACTGCCTCTTCCAGAAGTTTCTGAATTAAAAGAATTTATATAACCACCAGCTCCTCCGCCGCCGCCTCTTTCAGGGCCGCCGCCTCCTCCTCCAGCTATTACTAGAAAATCAACTATTGCTGTTGATACTGCATCTGAAGCAATAGATAAAAAACGCCTTCCTAAACTCATATTTTAATAATTTATATAGTTGAATCAGCAGCGAAAGTTGCTACCGTATAGAAAAAAACTGGGTTTGCTGCTTGGTCATCTACGCACTCAATTTGTAAAATGCTAGTTGCAGTATTATCGTAATCAACTCCAGCAACTTTATAAAAAACTCCTGTTCCAGAGCCTCCTGTCAATGTAACAGATTGTGCTTTTAATGGGAAAATAGTTACAACTTGACCTTTTTTATAGTTTGTTATGTTTATAGTATAAGCACCAGTTAAATCTCCGCTTAATTTAAATGAAGAACCTGCCGAAAAGTCAAAATCAACAGTCCCCGTAAGTGTGCTAATTGCAACTTCTGCCGTATATCTTGCCTCAAGTTTATCGTGTGTAACATTATCGTTTAAAATTTTTGCTGTTGTTACCGCATTTGAAGCAATAGTTAAAGCTGCCGAACCTGTAACGTCTCCTGTATGGGTTGCGTTTGGTAAACTGTTTGTTACAGTTACTGCTCCTGTTGTTGAATTAACAGTTATTCCTGTTCCTGCATTTACTGAATTCACATCTCCTGCATCGTCTGTGTACAACTCTGTGAAGTTGTCGTTTATCATATCAAAAGCACTACGAAGGGGCGTCCCCTGTCCAGAGTTAGCAGTTGATATATCTATTACTTGTTTGGCCATGGCTTAAATTGTTTTATTAAAATACTGTTTGATCTGCTGTGTATTGTGTTGTGTCTGCTGAAATTAAAGTGGTGTCTGCTGTAAAGTTTCTTTGATCTGAATTAAAAGGATAAACTTGTCCCCATCCAAAAGCCTTGCCTACATAGCCCCACCAACTTATTTCATAAATTTTTCCGTATTCGCTCATAGTACAAAGTCTATATTATAAGATTCGTAATTTGGCGATACGTCATCATTAGAGTTTGAAAACCATTCTGGAAAATTAGCCGAAGCGTAAAATGCCATGTGATCTAAAAATCTCTCTGTGTAGCTTTGCGCCCTATCTCTTTCCACTTGGACAAGCTCTTTAATTTCTTCTGAACTAGGTTCGCTTGAATTCTCGCTTGTTCTTTTAAATACACCTCCATTTGAGATTGTGAAGGCTGCAGATTTTAAATATTCTGCTGTTGTTAAATGGATTAAGATGGGTTTGATAAAATCGTTTAAAAGGTTTTTGTGATTTGTTGGAATTGGAGTTCCAGGCAAAGCTGTAATTGCTGTCACATAATAGTTGTATAAATCAGTTCCTATAGTTTCTCTCAAATACTGAGTTTGGGCCAAGTGCAATGCTGGAATAATTTTGTCCGCATCGATGTTTCCGTCCATTATAGGCGATCTTCTTACTATGTCTTCTTTTGATACAAATAATACTTCTGCCATCTCTTAGTTTTTACGTCCTTTATCCGTTCTGTCAATCATTTTCTCAGTAACAATTTTAGGCTCTTGTTTTTTGTTAGGTTCTTTTATGCCTTTTTTTGCTATTTCAGTTTTATAAATCAAATCTTTTGCAGCGTTTGGATTATTAGGATCAATTTTTCTGTCATCTTTTAATAGATAGGTTTTTCTCTGCCAAAAGTGGTGACAATTAACACCGCCTTTATATTTAAAAAGATTATAGCTAGAGCCACCTTTTGGATTAAATTCTTTATTGCCTTGAAACTCTCTGTTTAAATCTTCTTTACGATAAACTCTTTTTGCTCGAACCATTTTTTTACAAAATTCTCTAGAGTCATCTTTAACAGATAAAGGCGCATATTGGTATCTAACTAAATATTTAAAACCTTCTTTTGTTTCTCCATCCAAACTACTAGAGGCTGTAGCTCTGCCCTTTGGAACAGATGCCATTTGTATTTGTTTGTCTAGGTTTTCTTCATGGTCATAATCAACTTGCCTTTCATCAACTAATTCATAACCTAAATCAAAAAGCGTTTTTTCATTGTCTCCTAAATCATTGACAAGCTCTTCAGTATGTACATCCACATCGCTTGAAAGCTTTTGACCTGTCTCTTCTTCTTTTTGTTCTTGAGTCACTAAAACTTCATCTGTGAACTCAATTGGAGTAAGTGTTTGGACGTAGATTTTAAGAGCAATTCCATTAACTGCTAGGATTTCATCTATAGCGTCAATGATGTCGTCTTGGTATGGTTTAATTACTACGTTTTCAAATAGATTATGAGCGTTCTGAATCTCTTCTGAATTTGATCCAAGACCATTTCCAGCATCTCTAATTCCAACAAGTAAAGGAGAAGTGATTCTGTGAGCTAGAAGAAGCTTTTTTGTACACTCTTCCGCTATGTATTGATAAATGTCCGCAGA